CTCTGAAAATTTTTTAGAAAAAAAGTTTACATACTGCACAACTGTATCTCTTGTGCGATTTCTACTTAGGTATGTTTGCATCATGCAAAGAGACTACTCACACCAGGAATGGCCGGAAGATCGCTGGCCGAATTTCTCGTTTGACGAGATGAAATGTTCGGCAACGGGTATGTGCCGGGTGGATGAGGATCTGATGGATAAGTTGCAGCGATTGCGAGAAGCAGTGGGTAAGCCCTTGACAATTACGTCGGGGTATCGATCACCCGATCATCCGATTGAGGCGGCTAAGTTGGCAGACGGCAAGCCAACCGGTTCGCATACCTCCGGCAAAGCGGTGGATGTGGCATGTGAAAGGGTGTTTGCGTATCAGGTGCTTTTTGCAGCGGTGAAGTTAGGGTTTACGGGTATCGGGGTGCAGCAGTCCGGAGCAAGAAGGTTTTTGCATCTGGACACTATCGGTTCGGGTGACGGGTTTCATGTTCCGCGTCCGGCATTGTGGAGTTACTGATGGCGTTAAGTGATTTACAGCAACAGGCAGTGCAACTGATTGTGCTGGATCGGTGGAATCCGGACAAGTGCGGAGAGAAAGTAGCCAAAACACTGGATGTGAATCGGTCTACAGTGGCTGCATGGCGTAAAAAGCCTGAGTTCAAGGATGCGCTACAGGAAGAACTGGATAGAGATCGAAAGAATTTTGACAACGTGCCGTTGGCCTGGCGAAAGAACCGGGTTTTGGCGTTGGAAGAGATTTACAACAAGATCGACGACAAGCGTGTAGCGCTGAAGTTGAAAGTGTTGAAAGAAATCCGCGAGGAAGTGGGCGATAACCGCCTACAGGTCGAGCATACGGTGGAAGTTAAGCCGTTGAACGCACCGCCAGTGGCTGAGAGCTACGAGGAATGGCTGAAACAGAATGAGCAGATGGTGGAAGCGCAATACACGATTGAGGAAACAGTGGCATGAACGAAGATCAATTAACAAGAGATTTAACTGAAAATTTTTTACGAGATCGACTACAGCCTATGCCGTCTTTGTCACCGGAACAACAAGAGGCTTTAGCCAAATTAGTGCAGGGTTCTATGAGTCATAAAACGCAAGTTGATCCAGATGCGCGAACTAGTCGGTTTGATGACATAACTCTTCATAGAAAATTGTCAGGCACACGGCCAATAGCCCCTTACATCGCACTTCCGACTTCTGATAAAATCCAAAAAGCCTCAATTTATGGGCAAATGGATCAAGTAAGCGATGAGTCAGAACAAGAATTTATAAGAAACAACCCAAGATACCGTAAAGATAAGCCCTGATGATACTTGAAGAGCAGACCTATCGGCCAAAAATCTATCCAACCGATAGTCGTGCGCCCAAGATTGTGGACGATTGGGGCGGTCTGCACCGTGAAAACAAAGATTGGCGTAGTGTTCCGGTTGAAAAGCCGAAAAAAGTCAAGGTCAAGGCAAAATGAACTGGCAACCGCAGGTCGGCCCCCAAGAAAAGGCGATACGTGCCAATTTTGTAGATGAAATATTCTACGGAGGCGGTCGAGGTGGCGGTAAGTCGTGGACATTGTGCTACATGTTCCTGATGGGTGTCCAAAAATACGGTGAACACTGGAAAGGTGTGTTGTTTCGGCGAACCTACCCGGAGTTGGACGAGATTATAGACCAGACGCGCAAAATGTATCGTGATTTTTATCCGGATGCAGAATACAAGGTCGGAACGCACACATGGCAGTTTCCAAACGGGGCTACACTCAAGCTCAGACACATAGAAAACGAGGCCGATGCAGACCATTATCAGGGTATGGCTTTTACGTTTGTTGCTTTTGATGAGTTAGGTAGCTGGAGTGACTTAAAAGCCTATCACAAGATTAAAGCGTGTTTGCGTTCTGGTAGTGCCGATGTTCCGGACAAGAAAATTGTCAGTTCCGGTAACCCTGGTGGGCCAAATCACCAAAATATCAAAAAATACTTTATTGACCCTGCACCCGAAGGAACAGTGATTTCGGGCGAAGACGGCATGAGCCGTATGTATATCCGCAGTCTGGTTACGGACAACAAGATTTTGTTAGACCGCGATCCGCACTACATCAACCGTTTGAAAAGCGTGGGCGACGAGCATTTGGTAAAGGCATGGCTGGAAGGCGATTGGGATGCGTTCGTCGGCCAATATTTTACGAACTGGAACGAAAAGAAGATCACGGTTAACAGTTACGAAATACCCGAACACTGGCCGTTGTTTGGCGCTATGGATTACGGTGAAGCTGCACCCACTTCTTTTGGCCTATACACGGTAGACTACGATGGCAACGTCTACCGCATTGCAGAATACTACCAGGACAACGCAAGTGCATCGCAACATGCAGACAATATCACAAAGATGATTGAGAGTTGTCCGTTTACGGATGGACGCTACCCACAAACGATCTATTGCGATCCGTCAATGTTTACCAAACGCAGGTTGTCGGCTGCTATTTCTCATTCACCGGCAGATGTGTTTGCAGAGCATGGGTTGTTTTTAACCAGAGCATCCAACGACCGCATCACCGGATGGCGCGTGATTAACGACGCGCTGATTAAAGAACGCTTTTTCTGCTTTAACGGCTGGAACGATGCACTGATGCGAACTATGCCGGCGTTGCCGAGAAGCAACAAGAATCCGGAGGATCTGGACACTCACGCAGAAGACCACGCAGCGGATGAATTACGCTATGCAATGATGCACGTATATCGACCGCACAAGCCGGAAGATGAACAACCGTATGAAGGCACCGGACAAGAAGTTATTGACATGATGGAACAAGGCTGGGGCGTACGCAAAGGGCGTTACGCACTGGCATAACAGGAGAAAATGCTATGAAGGGTTTTAACGGAACGCCAATGACAACCAAGCCGAACCGCAGTAAGAAAGGCACTCGCGTAACGCCGAAGGCGGCAGGGTCGGACAACTTGAAGAAGGTCGGCAAAGGCAAATAGTTTGAAGCAGAAACAAATTGAATACTGGCGTGGAGCCATAGAGGACGGTCGTAAGTATATGAAGACGCGCCACAAAACGTGGCGTAGACTTTTAAAGACTTACGAGTTGGACTTTGATGTGCCTGGTCTGGACGAGGATAAGATTGTCAAGATTAGTCGCATGTATCCATTGGCACGTCAGATCATAGCCAGTGTTTCTTTTAACTATCCGCATGTATTCTTCAAGGTTGAGGAACCGGGTAGAGAGTTTGCTGCGGAGATACTGGAGCGTGTAGCCAATGCTGCGTTAGAGCAGATGGATGCAAAACGCGAAGTGCAACAGGTCATCTTTGATGCGCTGTTTTGTAGTGTGGGTTGGTTGAAGTTTGGCTATAACCCACCGGGTGATGATGACATCGTTGCACCATACACGATTAACGATGCTCAGGAAAACGACTTTCCGTATGTGCATCGGGTGTCGCCGTTTAACGTCTACGTCGATCCGTTATGTCCTCCGCACAAATTGTCAGGCGCACGGTATATCATCGAAAAGATGATGGTGCCTTTAGAGTTTGTGAAAGAGGATGACCGTTTTGTAAACCGTAGGCAGATAGAGGCGATGTCCGATGACGATCAGGCCGACGCTTTTATTTATGACATGCAAGATGCAGAACATTCTGACGAGTATGACGCGGTGCAGCATTCCAAGCAGGGTCAGATGGTTTGCCTGTATGAAATCCATGACCGCTTGCACAAAAAGCGCATCACATTTGCCGAAGGGGTCACCGATCCGATTGAAGAAGTCGATCATCCGTTTCTTGCAATGAACCCTATTACAGAAACCGATCCGTTCACCGGCGAAGAACGTATGACGGGTGAGTTTGAACCGGCTGGTGGCTATCTGATGGACGGTGGCTTTCCATACCACGCACTGCGGTTTGACCAGACCGAACGCTCGTTTTACGGCGAACCGCCAATGGCGTATGTCGAGGACACGCAGTCACTCATTGTCGAATCCGTATCACGCAGAGCCGATTTGTTAAAAAGATTCCAGCGCGTGGTCTTAGCCTCGCGCCGTGAACGCGAAGCCAACCAGGACATTGGTGATACGTTAGAAGGCGGTCGTGACGGTGAGATCATCTGGGTGGAAGATCCAAGCACTTCGATGCGCGAAATGAACTTTGGCAACCCTCCACCGGATCAGTTGGGTCTGGAGTCGGATGCACAAAGCTACGAGGAACAAAGTTTAAACGTATCGCAGATGGCGATGGGCGGTGGGCCGAAAGTCACAGCCACGCAAGCCTCTTTGTCTGCAAGTTTTGCTCAGGTCAACCGCGAATGGATGCAGTTGCGCGTAGCCGATTGCTACCGTGCTGTTGTTCGCAACTCGTTACGTATGATGGCCGATGAAAGATATTTACCCGATGACTTCTTAGTCAACGTAGCAAGAGATACCGAAGATCCGGTATACGAGGCGGTGACCGCTGACATTTTACGGATACGTTACAAGATTGACATCGAAGCCGGTAGTATGCAGCCGTTGACGGAACAACTTGAACGTCAGGACGCTCTACAGCTTTTCAACATGACAATTAACTTGCCAGAAATAAACCGCATCGAAGCAATCAAGTCATTGTTGGCATCGTTTCGTGTTCAAGATCCTGATAAATATTTAGGTGATGCAGAAGACGGTGACACGTTGAAAGCGGCACAACTGGAAAACGTAGCCTACCTGATTAACGGTGGCGATCCGGGTGTCACGCCAAACGAGAATCACCAGATGCACATACAAATCCACCAACAGATACAGCAACTTCCACAGTTCCAGCAACTACTGCCACAACAACAGCAACAGGTTATGGGCGTGGTGCAAAACCACATACAGCAACATCAACAAATGCTAAACCAGATGGCGCAAGGTCAAGCACCGCAAGCAGCCGGTGGAGGTGGCAGTAACGCCGGCGTAGCAGAAGGAAACATTTTATCACTCGTACGCAGTCAGGCACAAGAAGTTAGTCAGGCCGTACAGAACGCACCGGGTCAAGGATAATGCTGGTATTTCACGATTACGAATGCGAAGACGGGCATCGTCAGATTGACGTAGCCAACGACTCAAGCAAAGTCAGGCGCACGATTAAATGCGACCAGTGCGACAAACGTGCAGCCATGTTGTTTATCAAGAGCAACTTCATACATAACTCACACAGCAATATGTATGGCAAGTTTCACGCTGGCTTTGGTGAAGTGGTAGAGAGCTACAGCCATAAACAGGAATTGTTAAAAAAATACAACGTGACAGAGAGTGCCGATGCAGTTGGTGGTTCTCGATGTCATATAAACTCCAATGTAACAGACTCAACTCCAACAGATACCCCAACGCCTTCTTTTGGTAACACACCCGAAGAAGCAGTGGCTCTGGCAGAGAAGAGATTTAACGAAGGAGCAGATTAGATGTCCGAATCAGCACTCGCTTTGGACTCCGGTGCGGAAGACACGTCACCTTCAGAGGGTTCATCCAGTGAAGAGTCAACTGAATCATCACTTGATTTTTTCACAGATGACACACCCAATGAAGCACCGTCGGAAACATCTGGACACTCTGATGCACAGTCAGATTTTGACCCGGAACGGCACGATTGGTTACGCGGTAACGCAGACAATGTGCCGGAGCAGTATCAGCCGTTAGTTCCGCTCGCAAAAAACATGCAAGCGCAATTCACGCGTACGCAACAGGACTTAGCAGAGCAGCGCCGACAGATCGAAGCACAACAGGGCGAATGGGCCAACAGGGTGCAAACCCTCGTTACACCCCAACAGCAGCAGCAAGATCCGGTTGATGCAATGAGAGCCAACCTTTCTGAAGATGAAGCTCGCGGTGTAGATGCCGTAGAGCAGATCATTAAACATAGGGTAGGCAATGCAGTAAACGATCTGAACAGTCAGGTGCAGCAGTTACAGCAACAGTTGGCTACGGCCAACAATTACGTGCAGGGTCAGCAGACCGCGCATATTGCCACGCAGGTGGGTGATGCGCGACAGGCGTATGGCAATGATTTAGATGCGTATACCGATCAAATTGTTGCTACGACCAAGATCGCTAACCCGACGACGGGTAACCCGTATACGGTGAAAGAGGCGTATGAGCTACACGCAGGTATCACTGCTCAAAAGGCAGCCGATTTGCGTAACAGCGATACGTCAGCACGTAAGTCCTCAAAACGTGCAGTGCGTGGAACGCAAGGTGTTGATGCAACGGAAAGTGACGGCCCATTAACAGATTCTGATGTTTTATCAGGGTTATCCAAATTGGGTTTTGAATAAGGAAAAATAGATTATGGCAGCAACATCACGTACTTCAGTTTTCGATGCCGCGTGGACTTTAACTATGCGGGCCAAGCGCAAAGAGTTGACCGATAACTTCTTTGACGCATACCCAACTTTAGACATGTTTCGTAAAGGTGGAGCATTAGTTACAGACAACGGTGGCAAAGAGATACAGGCAGACATTTTGTATGCCGGTAACTCAGCGCAATATTTCTCAGGCTATGACGTACTTAACACAGATGCGGTCGATGGAATCACAGCCGCGTTCTATCCGTTCCGGTACGCCGCAGTGCCTATTACGATCAACTTTACCGAAGAACAAGAGAACCGTAAACGCGAAGCTGTTATGTCGCTTTTGGAAGCAAAGACTCGTCAGTCCATGCTTACGTTGCGCGATCAGATTAATGCCTCGTTGTATTCTGCTCAGACCGGTAAGGCTCCGTTAGGATTCCAAGACATTATTGCTGATGCACCGGGAACGACTCCAACTACGTTGGGCGGTATCACGGTGTCCGGTAATTCATGGTGGAAAAACAAAACGGAAGATGCGTCTGGTGATACATCGTTTAGAACGATTACCGGAACAAACTTTTACGAAGGTATGTTGCGGATGGCAAGTCTTTGGAATGCAACATCCGAAGGCAATGAACAGCCAACCAATATCTTCACGACAAATTCTATTTACGCACAGTTTGAAGAGATATTTGAAGGCACGGGTTATCAGCGTCTTTCGGGTAACGATTCGCCGGGTGTAGATGGCCGTTTGCCGTCGTTTCGTGGTATTCCGGTGCAGTATGACCGTGACTGCGGATCGGGTCGTATGTATTTCTTCAATACCAATTACTTGAAGATGCACATGCAGTCAGGTATGAATTTTAGCAAGACTCCATTCCGCGAAAATGCAAATCAAATGGCGAAGGTCGCCTTTATCACTGTGGGTTTAAACCTAGTTACCTCGAATCGTCGTCGTCAGGGTGTAATTACAGGTATCAGTTAATAAACAATTCCAAGACGCAAGCCAATGCGTCTTTTGAGCCGAGCAAAAAGGCAAAGGAGAAATAGAAATGCCAAGTGGAGCGCAAGACCTGGGAACAGGTTATAACAATGCAACAACAGATTCGTTAGGGTCGATTGCCGGTGCAACCGGTGGATCACCACAAGGAATCTACGAAGAGTCATCAACACAGGAATATCCTATCGGAACCAAGCGTGAGTTTGAAGACGGTCGAGTATTTCGTTACGGAAGTTTTGCCGGTGCTACAGCAGCCGGTGTGTTGGTGTCGCAAGATTTATCTGCTACAGCCGTTGTAGAAGTTGACAATAAAGCAACCGCAGCAGCAATCGGTGCAACAGAAGTTATTCTGACCGATAGCGGAACTTTAGGGTCGGCAACTGCTAACCAGTATGCCGGTGGATACTTGCATACTACAGACGATGCAGCAGAAGGTTACACCTACCGTATCAAATCTAACACGGCAGCCAGTAGCAACGCGGTGACATTCACCCTGTATGACGGGTTGGTTGTCGCAGTAACTACGGCTACTGATGTTGCGATTACGGGTAACCTGTATAACCAAGTTGTTGCATCAACCGCAGCAACTGATTACGTCATTTCTGGCGTTACAGCGCGAGTGATGCAGTCGGGTTATTACGGTTGGATTCAGACCGCTGGTGTATCAACCATCTTAGCGGATGGAACCATAGCTATTGGACAAAACCTAACCTTGTCTGATGGCGTAGCCGGTGCGGTACATGCAAAGGATGCAGAGACAGAACCGCTGGTCGGTTTTGCCACATTTGCACCCGACACCACTGGACATGTGGGTGTTGTATTGCAGGGTATCAGCAGATAAGCAGTTCACTTTTCGTGTGGCGGTGGGTTCTCACAATGTGATACCTCCAGCCCATCGTCGCACGTATTAACGAAAGAGATTACAAATGGCAAAACGTATGCCTACAGCAAAAACGCAAGAGCATACCCTGCCGGAACAGTTGGCCGAAGTAGTGCAAGATGCTACACCTGTTGAAGCACCGACAGCCAGTGTCACGCCAGATCAAATTGCTGACCTCATTTTGAAGGGGTCTGATGAAACAAAAAACGCAATTCGCAAGGCGCTCGACCTGGATAAAACGCACACTCGTCAGCGCAAGTCACCGGTAACCAACAGCCAAGTGCGGAATCATGTTCGTGCTGTTGGCGAAGTAACTCATGCACCAGGATTCGTACCCGATCCACCGTCGCGTATTAAAGATCGTGGAGAGGAAGCCGTACGCATTTGGACAGACCGCTGGTTGGACAACAACGGCGACAACTTGTCTGAATACGATTTAGATCAGATTGCAGCTACGGCGCATCAATAGATGTCAGAAACTTTTGGACAAGTCAACGCGGCCAGTTTCTTTGGCGATTCTGCGTTGATTGGAGCAGTAGAGGCAGACACCGTAAAATTGTCAGATACGTTAACGGTTGCAAGTTTAACAACAACCGAACGCAACGCACTGACCGCAGCAAACGGAATGCTGATCTACAACTCTACGGACAACAAGTTTCAAGGGTATGAAAATGGAGCATGGGCTAACTTGATATAGGGTTAGCATGACAAATTTGCAGATCATTCAGATTGCCCTTAGAAGGGTTGGTCTGAATACAGGTAGTTCGACATTTAAAGACGGGGCGCGTGACTATTTAAATCTGGTCACTCAGGATATAGCTTCGCGTGAAAAATGGAACTGGCTGTTCAAAGGTTCAACTTTTAATACAGTAAACGGCACTCGTACGTATTCGCTGGCCAGTGACGTAGTGGCTCCGTTGTCGTTTCGCAACACTACCGAAGATCACGTCATTCTTATCATGTCTACGCAAGACATTGATGCGGCTGATCCGGATGCCAGTATAAATGGCGATCCGCGATGGGTTGCTATTGATGGCGTAGACTCTAGCGGTAACATTGAAGTCACGTTGTATCCGGAGCCGGACGGCGTAGACACGATTGCGTATCGCTACTACTCGTCCATACCCACGTTTACAGAATCTGAAGATAGCGACTCCATAAATCCGTATGTAGCACCTGTATGTCAGCCGGCACTTATACACGGCATCTCTGCATTATATAAGCAAGAGAAAGGTGACGATCAGGGCGCAATGTCGGACAAACAGGAGATGGAGCGCGTAATTGCTATTGCAGGTCGGCAAAACATGAACGTGCAGGGTAACCGTTCATACCGTATGCGTAGAGCAGATGAGAGCTACAGCAACAAGTTTTCTTTTACGCCTACTGAAGGATCGTTAAGCTGATGCCGATAACCGCTGAATCGTTACGTCTTGGCCCCTGGAGAAGTGGGGTAAACTACAGCTTACCGGCTGAAGACATGCCACCGGACGGTCTGTTTGAAATGGAAAACTGCACGGTTGGGTTGGCCGGTGAGGTAGCCAAGCGGAACGGGTTTGCAAAGTATAATGCAAGTGCAATGAACAGCGGTGCTACGGTAACTGCATGTGGTCAGGTTGTATTAGCCGGAACAGAAAAGGTTTTCGCTTTTTGCGGTGATAAGTTTTTTGATGTTACAGGTGGAACGGCAACAGATCGAACAGGTAGCGTGACCATAACTGCCGGCAATGACTATACGTGGGATTGGGTATTGGCCGGTAGCACATTGATTGCGGTAAACGGTCAGGACACAGACGGTATCAAGTGGGCAGGTGGAACGAGCAACGCAGCAACACTCGACGATAGCTCTCGATTCACCAAACCTAAATGGGTAACCTTTTGGGAAAATCGTGCATGGGTTGGCAACATAAACGGAGCCGCAGATCGTTTATGGCGAAGCGATGCCGGTGACATCGAAACGTGGGGTTCACTCAGTTTTAACAGCGTAGGTTTTGACATTACCGGGTTACGCCCATTCCAAAACTATTTATCTATCCACACAGAGCAGGGCATTCATACACTTACGCCTACGGGTAACGCAACGATACCTTTTCAGCAACAACAGCGAACGCAACGCGGAACCGTAGCCGGCAAAAGTATTGTTACGGTTCCTGGTGAGCGTCAGTTGTTTGTGCGTAACGATGGCATCTACCAATGGTCAGGCGGTGCAAGTGTTGAGAAGATTTCTTTGGCACTGGATGACAGATATTGGAGCGAACTAAATGTAGCTCGTTTGCCGTATTCGTTTGCTATGTATTACCCTGCACAGGAACAAGTCTGGTTTTTCTTACCGTATGGTGCATCGCAAACGACAATGAACAGTGTGGTGATTTACTCTGCACGACTTAATGCGTGGTTTGGCCCGTATAATAATTTTACCCGTGACAGTGCAGCGCTTATCGACGACTTGCCACATGCCGGTGACTTTGCCGGGCGCATCAATAAACACGATAGCGGAACGAACGACGATGGAAGTGCTATCAAGGCTTATTTTGAAACGGCCTCAATAGCTCCACGCGGTGATGCAGTATCATGTCGCTGGCTGTATAACCGGACGCTGTTTGATAATACTGGAGCGTTTGATCTCAGTATATCGCAGATTGCTGCCGGTATTGTTTCCAACACAGAAACTATCACAATGGGTAACGTAGGTAGTCTGCTGGACAGTTCGTTTGTTTTGGACTCGTCATTATTAGAGTCGGACGTATCTGCACTAACTCAGGATTCGGATTTATTTGGTTACGATCCACGAACTATGCTGCGCTTTTCCAACTTCAACTTAGATGAACCATTTACTGTTCGACGTGCAAACCTCCAATACAAGCCTATTGGAAATACACGCGAACGCAACACGGGTATAGAATAATGGCGGTAAGCTATAACGAGATGATGACAGGCGGTAGCCAGAAGAAGAAAAAGAAACAGCCTACAATGGCACAAGCTCAAGGTGCTGGTGTTCAACAACCGCAGACATATGGTCAGCCGTCAATGGCTCAAGCACAAGGTCAAGATCCGTTGGTGAGTGCAATAGCTGCCGGTAGTCAGGCTCAAAATCAACAGCCGTCAATGGCGCAAGCTCAAGGTGGAATGCAACCTCAACAGCAACAGCCAACGATGCAACAGGCGCAAGGTGGAGCCACATTACCACCACCTCCACCGCCTCCACCTCCGGCTCCGTCTATGGCTCAAGCGCAAGCACCATCTGCACCGCAACCTACAATGGCGCAACAACAACAGCCAGTGGCGCAACCAGCTACAATGACAAACCCGACGAGCGACCCTAATTTCGGTCAGCCACCAGCTACTACAGTAAACCCAACAAGTGATCCGAATTTTGGACAAGCACCAGCGACAACGGTCAACCCGACAAGCGATCCAAACTTTAGTCAACCGCCAGCTACAACTGTAAACCCTACGAGCGATCCGAACTTTGGAAGGCCACCAGCAACAACGGTGAATCCAACGAGCAATCCAAATTTTGGTAGAGCGCCGGCTACAACGGTTAACCCGACAAGCGATCCAAACTTTGGCAAAGCTCCAGCAACTACGGTAAATCCAATTAGCGATCCTGGCTTTGTATCTGACTTAGCTACTGGTCAGCCGGTTACAGAGAATCCATTAAGTGATCCGTTGGCTGTTAGAGCAATGGAAGAAGAACGCATGAGCCAACCGGTTACAGAAAATCCTTTAAGTGACCCATCGTTTGTTCAAGGCTTGGCCGCCGATGCAACTACGCCTACGGTGAATCCGATAAGCGATCCATCGTTTGTTCAAGGTTTAGCTGCTGATGCAACTACGCCTACTGACGCATTAGGTGCTGGTGCAGATATGGCTGCTGCTCAGAATGTGGTAACGCCCGAAGCTGCACCAATGGCTGATACGTTAGAAGATGCACTACGTCAGCAATACATGAATAGAGTGGGTGGAACAGACGATCCGATTATGGCCTCACAATTAGCCGATCAGCAGTTCAGACAGAACGAAGCGCGTAAGGCTTTGGTCGAGCAGTTGGGTCGATATGGTGTGTTGCGAGGTGGAGGCGATACAGCGGCCGCTTTAGCGAGAATGGGTGAAGGCGATGAGCGTAACCGATTAGCACTTGAAGCTCAAGCTGCACAACGCAGACAACAAGATTTACGTGATGCTCAAGGGTTTGATTTAGGCCAGCGAGGTATGGGTCTACAAGAAGATCGAACGCAACAAGATATTTTAACGCAAGCGTTAAATCGTGACATTGCCAGAGCCGGTCAAACTGGAATATTTGAACGCGATGAAACAATGGCTGCAAAAAGACAGAGAGCAGAACTTGATGCGTTAAGTAGAGGCCAACAACGTGCAGACGCTGCCTTAACTGGTGAGTTTGGCGAAGACGGTCAGCAGACCTTACAAGCACAACGCCAACAGGCAGAATTGTTTGGAGAGTTAGACGATCAGAAAACATTGGCTGGTCAACAGTTAGAATCGCAGTTGTTTGGTGAGGTCGATGACCGTCAGACGCTAACGGGTGAAACCACACAAAGCGGATTAGACACGCAAGACTTACAACGCAGAATAGCTGAAGCCGGTCAGACCGGACTGTTTGATACAGGTGCAGCGAACATGGCTCCAGTACAGACTCAGCAAGCCAGAGCATTGGAGAGTGAACTGGATACGGCTGCATTAAGACGTGATGCCACACGCGCCGGTTTGACGGGTGAGTTTGAAGACGATCAAACATTGGAAGCTGAACTACGTAGAGCCGGCTTGACCGGAATGTTAGGCGATGATCCAACATTGGCTGGAAGACAAGCTGATATGGACTTGATTGGCAGTATTTTAGCAGCAAGAGAAGTAGATGATATGGCTGGAACAGAAGACTTAGTAAGTGGTTTAGCACAAAACTTACAGAGTTTCACGCCGGAATCTATTGAACAGATTCGTAGAGGTGCAGCCGCGCAAACGGACACCGCACGGGTTGAAACTGGAACTTCAGTGCCAACGTCAACCCCTGATGGTATCACCGTACCTTCAACAGGCAATGAAACAATAGATGCGGCAATGGATTCATTTATAAACAGAGAAGATTTCGATTATGACCCTGCAACAGCAAGGGGTTTTAGAACAGCGCGAGACAGTAAAGGAGACCTTATTGCAGAATGGGTTGTAGGATCTGGGCCAAGTGCAAAGTCCTTTAGAGGTAAGTTTGACAAAAAATCACAAAAGTTTGTAAAAATAGGTGGTTCGTATGGTGGAAGTAAAGATAGAACAGGGCCACGAATTGACGAAGTAGATCCGCAATAAAGGAGCATAAAATGTTTGGAGCATTAGCACCGTATGCAATACCGGCCGGGTTAAGTTTAGCGCAAGGTTTGGTAGGTAAACAGCAAGCCAAACGCGATCAGCAACGCATGGAACAACAGGCAAAACAGGATAAGCTGATACAGTCGTTTAATCCGCAAGCCCAGCCTACAGCGCCACAACAGGCCGCGCAGCAGGGTATCGGGCAAACACTGTTGAATGACCCAATAACTAAAAGCCTGTTAAGTGATTTGTCACAAAGTAAAAAATTATTTGGCGGCAAACTGGCTTTTGGACAGTAAAAACAGGAAAACATAATGGCTATTAGAAACATTTTAGGTGCGTTAGGCGGCATGTTGAACAGAGGGCCGGATCAGGAAGATCCTACGCTTACACCGGAAGAGCGTGAGCGAAGAAGAAGGCTGATGATGGCCAACCGTACGCCGTTAAACCAACAGACTGCTACTCCATTACAAACAGGGGGTGGCTTAGATCAGGTTTCGGATAGAATGAAAGATGCAGCAAAGCAAGCAAGAATGGGCCGACTTGAAGGCATAGCACAAGAGCGGTCTGCGGATGCTTTGTCGCAACCAACCGGTGAATTGGATCTTAACAGGATCGCATCAACAGAACAGTTTGCTGAACCCGAATTGCCACCGGAAGATGTGAAAAGTCCGTATGAGCCGTCAGGTAAGGGTACACAAGACAACCCATATGTAATAGAGGAAACGGTGGTAGAAGGAGATGCGCCAGACGAAGAGGAACAAGAGGAAAAACAAGGACTATTAGGTCGATTGGGTGGCATGGTAAAAAGTAACCCGGAACTGTTTGCACAAATTGCTCAGTTAGGCGGTGGATTAATAAGCGGAATGGCTCAAGATAAGGCGCAAAGACGTGCAGATGCCACAACTCAGGATCGGATGGCAAGAGCCAACTTGATTGGCGCACTTACGGGTCGCACACCGCAAGTTGCCGCTGAACGTGCAGATACCGGTGGTTTGTTTTCACTGGACACGTTAGGCAAAGCCATTAAAGGTGGTGGTGCTTTAGCGCAAGATGAGATAGGCCGTCGTGAAGCACAAGAACAGTTAGAATACGACCGAGGTATTGCTGAAGAGGAAACAGAGTATCAAAGAGAGCAAGACAGATTAGATCGTAAGGAAAGCGAAGAAAAATTAGAGCAGGGTTGGGCAAATATTGAGCAAGGTGGATTAAAAGGAGCAACAGCCTTAAAAAACAAGGCTGCAATAATGAAAGGATCTGTAGATGTAGTTGATTCCTTTTTAGACAACTTAGAAAATTATCAAAAGTTAGAAGAAGGTGATTCCATTAGCTGGAGAAGAATGTTGGGTGGTCTTGCTACTAATTTTGGTATAGTTGGAACTACTTATAACCCAGAGGCGCAACAATATACCGATTCAAGAGCGCTTATTGTTGCAGAGGTTGCACGTATTATAAATGGCGGCGGTGCAAACGTGTCGGCTAAAGAGCAACAGATGGCAGAATCGGTAGTGCCTGACATACGAATACCAAGAGATACACAAGCGTATGGAATACAAAAATTAAAACGTCTTCGTGAAATTTTATCATTACGGGTCAACGCAATTAATGAAGGTATAAATCCAACAAGTTCATTATACGATCAGATTGTTTTTGATGAAGCTGAAGGGCAAGAAACAGAAACAGAACCAACAGAAGCACAAGTTGCAATGCAAGGTAAAGATTTGACTCCAGATGAACGAGATTTATTACGTCGCGCTATGGCAAATCCAGATGATACCGAAGTTCAATCAGCAGTAAATAACAATCCTAAACTGAAAAAAGCTATAGGACGAGGCTGATGGCATATAATGAAAAACAACGTCGGCGCATGGCGCTGTTGTTAGGCGACAGTCAGCCAGAGGAACAAGAGCAGCAAGTTCCGCTTGCAGAAGACCGCGTCGAGTCACAACAGTTTTCAGATGCAGAATTGGCGAGGATGGAAAAGCTGTTAGGGGGCAAAGATCAAAGTTTCTTAGCTCGCTTGGGTCGAACGGCTCAAAAAATACCTGGTGATATTATGGAAACAGCCGGCGAAGAGTTTAGTGCGCTTGGTGAAGTGATAAGTGATCCGGGTCAGGCTATTTCCGGCATAGGAATGGCGCTGGAAGGAACTGCTGATATAGCCGGAGAGAAAGTGCTTGGTTCGCTGTATGAACCGCGTGATCCGCGTCGTGCTGAAATGGTGCGCCAAATGGCCGGTCAGTTTGGTGAGGAAATAAAAAACGTAGAAGAGCGTCCAGTTCGATCTTTAGTCAACCTTGCATCATTGGCAACATTGCCGCTTACAGGCGGTGGTGCAGCGTTAGCAAGAACTGCTCCAAGAGCATCTAAATTGTTATCGACGCTTGGTAAGGCAGCCGACGTTATTGATCCGGTAACGGCTGCGGCAAAAGGAACAGGCGCATTATACAGAGGCGTAAGGGGTAAGGTTTCTAAAGCCGGTGAGAAGGTAGCGTCAATGGCCGAAGATACCGGTGCAGCGACTAAAACTAAACCGCGTCTAAGAGATGCGTTTGGGCAAGTTTTTGATAGTGTTCTTGGGTTTACTACCGGCACAAGTCAGACTGCTTTAGAAAGATTGCGACGCTATGTAGGCGAAGGTAAAGGCAACGTAATACGTGACTTTAGAAAAGACAAGACAACGGGTCGATTGCGTGTTGTAGATAAATACATAAAAGATCATAAGAAGATAAGAGAACAGGCAAATAAAGATTACGAGGCTGCTCAACAGATGATGAAGGATAATGGCCTATACGATCAACCTCTTGGAAAAAACAATGAAGTAATACTAACAGACTTACGGAACATTGTTACCAGAGCGTTAGACGGGTCAGGTGCAACAGTAAATGTTGGTGCAGTAGATGATCTTGGGGTAAGTAAAGCAACCATAGATTTTCCATACGGTAAAACTAAAATAGCAGAAGAAACACAAAAGAAGATTGATGGAATTTTAAATAAAATAATAAATCTTGAAGGCGAAAAATATATTGACAAAATAGTTGAATCAGAAGAACTGGTATATAAAGCACCTGCACAGTTTGTTCCTAAAATGGTTAAAGAAGTAAAGGTTATGGATGTGCAGTATTTAGACGCACTGAAGAAGCAGTTAAAAGATGAAATAAATAACATTGCCTACGACGATAAGGCGCGTAGTGCGAAGCGCTATCTGACAAGGGTTCACGACCAAATTGCTGAAAAATTAAACCAAGCCACAGAGGGCGCACACGGCGAGTTGATGCGTAGTTATGCTGACAAAATGAAGGTGTTGGATGCAGCCGATGAAGTGTTCAGCATTGACCCAAGAAAAGCAGTTGAAGTTGCAGACCTTAAGACCGGAAAAAATGCTTATGGCAGTTTAGCGTCTGCGCTTGCAGACAGCCCGGACGAGCTACTTAACCTTGATCAATTTGAGCGTGTTGCCAGAGAGTCCGGTGGAAGCGGAGACTTGATAGCCTCGTTGGTAGGTTCAGCGTTTAATCCTCTTTTCGGTAGCGGTCTTGTTGTAAAATCTGAAATATCACAAATAGGACGAAACATTGCAGATAATATAACACGTTTCGGAACTGGAATTGCTACTACAGTATTTTCAACGCCGGCCATCCTTCTGTTTAGTCCACGCGCTATTGGTGCGATTGTGCCACGCTTAGTTGAAGGTGGCATGAGATTAGAAGATGCAACTCGTACGGCTCGTAATCTCGTAAAACAAGTACAGGCAATTGGTAAAAAGACGGGTATAAATAAAGTTGCACTTGAAGGGGTAACATTGGGTCAGTTAATAGAGCGCCTTAATGAAGATGCAGAGTTGGCACAAATGATCGAAGACTTAGAAAAAGGGCAAAACTAATGGGTACTGTATCAAGGGTACATACATTTTCATCAGGCGCGGTTTTAACAGCGGCGCAACTCAATAACGAGTTCGATAACCTTCTGACCAGTAGCGCGGTCAATGGAGGCTTGGATGCGACGAATCTAGGGGTTACCGCCGGAGTCGTTTCGGCATCAAAAGCACTGGTTGTCGATTCAAGCCGTGACCTCGACGATACGTCTGCATCGAACCAACTGAACAACCTAACCGTATCAGGGTTGCTTAAAACAGACAATACAACGAATGCTACATCAACAACCGATGGGGCGTTACAAACGGACGGTGGATTATCTGTAGCACTGGACGCGATCATCGGTGACGATCTGAAACTGTTAAGCGATTCGGCTGTATTGTCGTTAGGTGCTGGCTCTGATTTTACGATTACACACGATGGAACTACAGGCGCTACGTTAGCCGGTAACCCTATTGTTATCGACTCAGGAGACGCTCTAACGCTCGATGCACATACTGGCGTGTTCACCTTTAAAGATGCCGGATCTTCTGTTTTAAGCATCACAGAAGGCAACTCAGGCGATGTCACAATTAAGCTGATAACTAACGGTAAAGATTTAAAGTTTACGGACAACGGCGATGCGGTAGGACTAACCGTATTAGATGGAGCCGCTGGTATTACGGTAGCCGGTGAAGGTGACTTTGGCTCATTAGACGTAAACGGCAATGCAGACATATCTGGCGATCTCACGTTGTCGGCTGGGGCAGATGGAGCATTACGTTTTTCAGCCGCAAGCTCAATTAAAATTCTCGACAACAGTGCAGCCTCACTGGTAGTAGAAGAGGCCGATAATGCCTATATGACCTTTGTCACGACCAACAGTTCTGAGGCTGTAAAGTTTGACAAGGCACTCGATATAAACGCTGCTATGGACATAGATGCAGCTATGCAGATAGACGGAACGATCACGGTTGGAGTCGATGATACCGGTTACGATGTCAAGTTTTTTGGAGCTACAAGCGGATCAAGTGTGCTGATTGATGAATCTGCCGATGATGTAATTTTTACCAATTTCGGATTAGCTGTAGGATCGGACGCTACAGGCGACGTATACTACCGCAACTCAAGTGGATACCTCGCACGTTTAGCGGCTGGGTCAAACGGCCATGTATTAACGCTAGATTCGGGCATTCCTTCTTGGGCTGCTGCGTCCGGTGGCGACATAACTGGCAGTACTGGAAGCACCGACAATATAATAATTACTGCGAACGGAACTGGTGGAAGCACTGTACAGGCTAATAGTGCAGTGGCCGTAGACGACTCCAGTAATGTTACAGGTGTGGGCAACCTGACACTATCCGGTGAGGTCGATGCAGCTACGGGTGACTTTTCTGGAGCGGTAGACATAGCAGGTGATCTTACGCTTTCTGCTGGAGCAGATGGAGCGTTGCGTTTTAGTGCTGCAAGCTCAATTAAGATACTTGATAACAGTGCCACTTCTTTGGTTTTTGAAGAAGCTGACAATGCTTACATGACATTTGTTACCACCAACAGTAGTGAGGCTATTAAGTTTGATAAGTCGTTAGATATAAACGCCTCCATGGATGTAGATGCAGATGTGGACATATCTGGCGATCTTACGCTATCTGCCGGTGCTGACGGTGCATTACGATTCTCGGCAGCAAGCTCAATTAAAATCCTGGATAACAGCGCAACGTCATTAGTCGTTGAAGAAGCTGATAATGCCTACATGACATTTGTTACGACTAACAGTAGTGAAGCGATCAAGTTTGACGTTGGGCTTGACGTAAATGCTGCTGTTCAGATTGATAGCACGGTGACGGTTGGGGTAGACGACACCGGACATGACGTAAAGTTTTTTGGCGCAACATCTGGATCATCGGTGCTTTTTGACGAGTCTGCTGATGACATGATTTTAACTAATTATGGACTTGCAGTAGGAAGTGATGCCACTGGCGATATTTACTACCGAAACAGTTCTGGATTTTTAGCACGGCTGGGTGCTGGCACAAACGGACATTTCTTGAAACAAGGTTCGTCTATTCCAGAGTGGTCAGCGGTAAGTGCCACTGCATTAACAGGCTCGACGGCCACAACCATTCCAACCGTGACGGGTGCAAACGCAATAGCCGGCGAAGCAAACCTTCGATACGATGACAAAATTCTTTCCACCGATGGAGCAGCAGCAAGTTTCGACACGACTTTCACGGGTGTCCAAAGCGAGAAAATGTTTATTGGTGGCGAAGATGGACATGCTACTAATTCTGAATGGTGGAGCAATGTTTATTACGATTCATCGGCTTATAAGCGCATTGGTACAGGTGAGGCATCACGATATAGACAACAAACTGGCACACACACATGGTATGGTGCAGGGTCAGCATCGGCTGATGCAACTATCACATGGACTACGGCTGCCTATTGGGATTCGGATGGTAATGCTAACTGGTACGCATCTGGTTCCAGTGCATTTGTTATTGCTACTTCTACACCTAAAAAACCGTCGGGTGGAGATTGGTCAGCTACGTCAGATTCACGACTCAAAACAGTAACAGGCGAGTATACGCTTGGCTTAACTGAACTATGCAACTCAAACGTCAGACCGGTCAAATACCAGTATAACGGCAAAGCCGATACGACTGCTGATGGTAAGACTTATGTTGGCCTTGTAGCCCAAGAAGTCGAGCAGGTATTTCCTGATACCGTCACACAATACTCAAGAAAAATTAATGACACCGATGCAAACGAAACCACTGACCTGAGACAGTTTGACGGTGGCGAAATTAAATGGGCGCTCGTCAATGCGGTAAAAGAGTTAAAGGCAGAACTTGATGCAGCCAAAGCGCGGATAACAGCACTGGAGGCGTAATGAGTCCGAATAAGTATCCACCTCCAGAGCAGATACCCTCTGCGGAACGTCAAAGAAGGCTATACGTTGAGGCGGTAAAAGAGATTGACCATCTGCGTAAAATGGTGTCATCCGAAAACATCGTTGCCAAAGAGTATCGCCATGACCGAGATGAACTAAAGGGCGAACTCAAATCTGCCAAGCGGTCTATCATTACGTTAAGCCGTCGGCAAAAAGCCGCTGATGAATCGAAGAAGGCTGCTGCCTGGTCCGGAGGTGCAACAATTTGTGTAACCATCCTATATCAACTCTGGCATACCATCGGGTTTCCATTTGCGAGAAACGGTGCTGATAAAAAATGGATGGAATTTTGGTCGCACGAAGCGGTCTACGGAGTCATTGTTTGGCTGATGACAGTGATGTTTGCTGAAGTGTATAAGGCTACTTCCGGCCACAAGTAGAATGAACCGCTTTTGGTCGTGGTTGGAAAAACTGTTGCACCGAAAGCGTCTAAAAGACAAGCGTAGTCCAAGAGCGCGGATGGCAAAAAAAGATGGAAACAGAAGCAGCAGAGGCTCTACAAAAATTTTCTGAACAGTCCGGTATTGGTCTGCTGATAGAGCAGTATAGCTGGCTGTTTGTAGTTGGTTTGTTTTTGCTGTTTTTGCGTAACACGATTGAAAATATACTGGCCGGTGCAACGGTCTTTTTTGGATCGAAATACGATGAGAATCAGACCTGTTACATACAGGTAGGTGGAGATCGTAGACCAGCTCGTATCAGCAAAACATCGCTGACATCAACCACGTTTTACGTGTATCAGGTTGATGAGAACGGCAATATAAAATCAGGCACTTTACTCAATGTAGCCAACAGCGATTTAGGGTCGCTCAGAATTGAACGCGAACTGGACTTACT